GGGCACCGTGGCCGTGGCAGAGCTTAACAAAAGCGACTTTTGGGCGAAGACCTGGGGAGATTTACACGCTGGGCGCGGGGACGGGTATTGGGAAGACTTCGACATGGCTGCAAGTTGGTTCCGAAATCATACGTGCGGGGGAGAAGGTTGGGTTCATACTCTTCGAGAACTCCAACAAGGATGCTGGGTTACGTATTGCATCAGCCCTTGCTGGGACGCCCTTCTTCGTACCAGCTTCTTCGGAGAATCCCTGGACGGAAGCACAGTTGCAGACAGCACTCTCCACACTGGCGGGTAAATGCCTATTGTACGATACGGCCAATGCGGACTGGGAATCGTGTGAGTCGATAATCAGGTATTGGCACGGAGCAGAGGAAGTTAATCATATAGTGCTCGATCATCTGTCTGCCTTCAGTGCTGAAGAAGCCGATGATCGGAAGGCTCTGGACGCGATCATGTCCAAACTATCGAAGCTGGTCCAAGAGTTGCAGATCAACGTCTTTCTTATTACGCATCTAAGACGCCCACTCGGAGATAGCCATGAAGAGGGCGGACGGGTGCGTTTAGACCAATTTCGGGGTAGTAATGCCATTGCCATGTTTAGCAATTTCGCTTTTGGACTGGAGAGAAATCAACAGTCGGGAGATAAGGCGGAACAGTTGAGACTGACATGGCGTGTGTTGAAAGACCGGAATACCGGGAGATCAACGGGAGATACGTTTCATATGCGGTATGATCCAAATACCGCCCGTCTTGTAGAAGACGGGGGAACAGGATTTACTCCGGTAGTCAAGGAGAATTTCTAATGAAGTGGTATGTGAAGGTAGATCATGGTAAAAGGGGAACGGCCTATGCTCATCGAGAGATATGGGCGGCTGTTCATGGCCCCATTCCGCCAGGAATGATTATTCATCATGCAGATGACAACCGGCGTAACAACGCCATTGATAACCTAATCTGTGTAACGAAATTAGAGCATCAACGTCTACATTTGGGTTGCGCTCATGGTCAGCAATTCCGCAATGATTGGGGAAAGTGCCGGATGTGTCAAAATGCCGCAGCGGCCCGATACCGCGCACGTCAGCGGTCACTATGAAACGCATATACTTTGACTTAGAGACTGACGGACTTCTTGCGGATGTAACCAAAATCCATGTCATGGTCATTCGCGATCTTGATGATGAAACAAGTGTTTGCCAGTATTTTGACGCGCAAAAAATTGTGGCACTTTCCATTTTGGAAAATGCTGAAGAAGCGTGGTGCCATAATGGACTAGCATATGACGTGCCGGTATTGCGAAAGGTGTGGGGCTGGACGGGCCAAGCCAAGGTGTTCGACTCGATGCTCGCCAGCCAGCTTGCCTTTCCTGACCTCATCAAGCGGGACTATGCAACACACGTCCCCTCGGGCGCCATGCAGAAGAGTATGGCGGGTTCACATTCAATCGAAGCCTGGGGCATAAGGCTCGGGGAGATTAAAGTCGGTGCGGACATTGAAGATTTCAGCGTACTTAGTCCCGATCTACTTGCTCGCTGTATTGCTGACACTTCTATTGGCGTTGATGTGGTGCGCCAGTGTAGTGAACGATTGCCTGCAATGGCTTGGAACATTGAGTGCGCGCTTGCTCCTTACCTTGTACAGCAAGAGGCAAACGGCATTGCTTTCGATGTTGAGAAGGCCCAAGCATTAACAGCCAAGCTCAGAGGCAAGCAGCTTGCATTGCGTGAAGACCTAGCAATATGGGGTGGATCATGGGTGGCAGAGAGCGGGAAGCCGTGGATACCGAAGCGCGACAATGTGAAGCTTGGCTATCTGAAGGGGGTGCCTGTCCAGAAGATGAAGACAGTGAGTTTCAACCCCAACTCACGACCGCAGATCGTGAAGCGATTGAAAGAAGTGTATGGATGGGAGCCAGAGGTATTCACGGACGCGAACAACCCGAAGCTGGACGAAGCAGTCCTGCTCCCTCTGGGGGCGGCGACGCTACAGGATGGCACGCCCCGATATCCGATAGTGCAGCAGATGATAGAGCACTTCGAGGTAGGGAAGCACCTGGGGTTTCTGAGCGACGGGAAAACATCATGGCTGAAATTAGCGCACACGCCCGATATCACTGGCAAAGATATCTCGACTGGCTTATGTGTGATCTCTATTCATCACCATGTCAATCAGTTGGGGACAGCATACGCACGGGCGAGCCACAGCCATCCGAACCTGTCCCAAGTCCCAGTGTTGAAGGACAAGACGACAGGGCAGGACTTACCTCCGACTCAACAGGTGTTCCGTGAACTCTTCTACGTGCCCGAACGCATATCCGACGTGGCATGGTCATTCTGTGGTGTTGATATGTCTGGGATCGAGTTGCGAATGCTTGCCCACTTTGCCTACCCGTACGACGGTGGAGAGTATGCTACCATTGTTCTCGACGGAGACCCCCATGCAGCAAACGCCGAAGCCTGGGGAGTCAGTAGAACCATCGCCAAAACTGGCATCTATGCGTGGCTCTACGGCGCAGGCGATAAGAAACTGGGTAGGACTCTCCACCCCTATCTTATCACAGAACGTGACCAAATGGCAGCAGGACGCAAAGGCCGTGCTACAATCGCTGAACGATTCATTGGACTCGGTAGACTCGTTGAGCGAGTCCGAGACAAAGCAAGTGCTCAAGGATACCTTACGGGCCTTGATGGTAGAACTATCCCAATTCGCGCTGACTACTCGGCCCTCAACAACGTCCTCCAAACCGGAGCCGCCGTCGCAGCCAAGGTCTGGATTAACAATGTTAATAGATCCCTCTTGGAATGGTTAGGTCCACAGGGATGGAACGGTAAGTGGGCTGCACAGCTATGGGTCCACGACGAACTACAGATTGCATGTGGCACGGGTATTGCAGAGTATGTCAAGGACGTAATGATCCAAGGCATAGAGGATGCCGGTCGCATGTTGAACCTTAGCGTGCCCCTCGCAGGGGCAGGGAGAATTGGGAGAACATGGGCCGACACACACTAGATAGTGGGAACCTAGAACATATAGATGGGATGCGAAGGGATGGTGGGACATGGCAGAATGTTGCAGACTACTATGGCTATGGGTCTGAGACCGCAGCCCGCCGTGCATATAAGCACGCGTGCATCGTGAGGGATAGGGGTAGGACGTTTGACGTACTGTGGAAGCCAGAGGATGCCATCGAGAAGCCAGCCATTCCCCAGGTTACAAACTATGATCGGATGCTAGAGGATCTTGCTACGCATGGGGCCAAGCCCGCCTTCATTCCACCCCTAACTCGTGACCAACGGCCACCCATCAGTAACACGGGTGACCTTGAGCGCATCCTCTTTGTGCCCGATGCCCACATCCCCTATGAGAATCAGCAGTCGTGGGAGTTGATGATGGCTGCGGCCAAGAACTTTGACCCCACGATCATCGTCATCATCGGAGACTTTGGAGACTTCAAGGCGGTGTCCCAATACCTGAAGCACCCAACCGATAAGACGAAGCTCAAGTGGGAAGTGGAACAGTGCAACAAGCGGCTGGATGAACTCGACGCTCTCGGTGCTAAGACTAAAATCTTCCTCGCAGGTAACCATGAAGATAGACTTGAACGATACCTCCAAGAGCGTGCTCCAGAGTTGTTCGACTTCATCTCCGTGCCCGCGCTGTACAAGCTGGGCGAAAGGGGATGGGAATATGTTGCTTATCGTGAACACACGACACTGGGCTCCCTCTACCTTACACACGATGTTGGCACTACAGGCATCGGCTGTGCCCGAAAAGCCCTTGACACTTTCATGCACTCCGTCGTTACTGGGCACTCCCATCGACTTCAATACGTTGTTGAAGGGGATGCTACTGGAGACTGCCGAGTCTCTGCCCTGTTCGGATGGATAGGTGACATCGAGCAAGTTGATTACCTCAGTCGTGCAAGAGCCGCAAGGGACTGGGCACAAGGGTTTGGCATAGGCTATTTCAACTTCGCCAATGGCGTAGTGCATCTGGTACCCGTGCCCATTGTCCAAGGGACATGCGTCGTGGAAGGCCACCTTTATGAAGTGGGGAAGAAATGCGAGACTTGGTGATGATAAAGTGGTTGGAGTTTCAGTTATGGTTCAAGCGTGAACTCAAGCATGGGGAACTCATGCCCCGTGGCTATGGGTGGGCCGGGTATGATGAGAGGACTGAGCACATCTTTGTCATGCCCATGCCGATCAACATGGTGTACTCGGGCTGGATGTGGTTCTACTATGAGATGGTGTCGGGATTCCAGTCCCGCGCTCAGTCGTACACGTACAAGACCGGCTTGCAGCTTGGACAATTCAGTGGCTACAAGCAGGGGTACATGGCTGGCTACACGGACTGCCGCAACAAGGTGCCAAACAAACTCCTAGCCCTACCAACCGATGCCAAACCGTAAACTGCTGATAGATGGTGACGCCCTGGTATGGAAGCACGGTGAGGCCAATCAAGAAGAGTCGTGGTGGCCGGGCAGCAATGACACACGCACGGCAACCTGTAACGTGGAACATGCAACCTCAGACATTGTGGCTGCGGTCCATGCGCTTAGGGATCTTGCTCATGCAGATAGTGTGTACATTGCTATGGCACCCTGGCACAAGGAGAACTTCAGGAACAAACTCTGGCCTGCATATAAGATGCATCGCCGCAGGCTGGACAGCCCCATTGGCATGGGCGTCATTCGTGTCATGCTTGCGGAGCAGATGGCGCATGATGTGGTGTTTGCGCCCAAAGAGTTAGAGGCTGATGATCTGCTTGGCGTGGAGATGACACGGCCCTGGGCGACAGAAAATCAGGAGGTAGTGATGTGGTCTCCTGACAAAGACATGAAGCAGATACCCGGAATGCACTTGCTCACTGGGCCTGGGGATGATGACACGCGAATCATAACGATCAGTACCGATGAGGCTGACTACTGGCACCTGTATCAGACTCTAGTGGGTGATAGCTCGGACGGCTACCCTGGTTGCCCGAAGGTTGGGCCAGTTACGGCACAGAAGATCTTGTCCGATCAGCTTGATGTACATGACAACTGGTTGAACGTGGTTGAGGCTTTTGAGGATGCCAAGCTCACTGAAGAGGATGCCCTGATCCAGGCCCGTGTGGCACGAATACTGCGGTATGGAGAGATCCCTGGAGAATGGAGCCCAAGTGGATGCTGACTGCGGAGGATCATATAGTAGTGCGGACTTCATGGGTGCCGTAGATGGGGGTGGCATCAAGGCTGTCATGTTCAGCCCCAAGCCCCCTATCGAACTCATCCCTTCACAATTTATCTTTGGGCTTGCGGGCATTCTACTCCACGGCAAGGTGAAGTATGCGGCCAACAACTGGATGCGTGGGATGAGCTGGAGCACGGTGTACGGTGGGGTGCAGCGTCACCTGAACGCATGGTACTTGGGTGAGGACACGGACCCAGATAGCAAACTGTCCCATCTCTTTCATGCAGCCTGTGGCATAATGTTCCTGACTTTTTACGCGAGTCGAACAGACTATAAGAAGTTCGATGATCGAACATACAAGGAGAGCTAATGCGCGTTTATGTGGCGGGACCCATGCGTGGCATCCCACTCTTCAACTTCCCAGCCTTTGACCATGCGGCCAAGGCGCTTCGGGACCAGGGACATGAAGTCTTTAGCCCTGCGGAACGGGACCGAGAGGATGGGTTTGATGAGACCATCGTGCGAGAAGTCACCAACGCGGAGTACCGTGCATTTCTGAAGAAGGATCTCCCAATAGTTCTTGACTGTGAGGCCATGTATATGTTACGTGGCTGGTCACAGTCTACGGGTGCGAGTCTGGAGAGACATACAGGCAGGGCCGTGGGCAATTCCCTGTGGTATCAACCATGAGCCGCCGCCCGCTTCCCCCGCCCGTCTGGAGCAGTCCACCCTTCCTGCTCGGCATACTGATTGGCATAGCCTTCTGTTGGATTCTCTTTATGTTTACCATCGTCCTCAACCACTCACCCACTGCCCCCCACCCCATACAATCGGACACAATGCCCGATACCTTGGGACTTCCACCCGCCCCACCTGGGTACCATTGGGTGCCCGTACCGCCGCCCACCCGCATCTAGGTGTATAGAAATAATACACCATACTATCCCCAAGGATACCAATATGTTAGACCCATTTGAGCGCCAGCCCTTGCTGGCCCCGATGATTGACGATGACTTCATTGCTTATTGCGCGCGGAAGTTTCCTAACCGCTTGCCCGATCAGTACGTAGATGACTTCCAACTGGGCAAACTGCTTGGGGTGCAGGAGGTTATCCGGCACTTCGTCGGACTCAAGCTGCAACAGGATCGCGGTACCACCCACTAACCCCTTGGAGGACAACGACTTATGTGTGGCCCTTTCAATGCACCGAAGCCGCCTGTCCTCCCCCCAGTCCCCGCCACCCCTCCCCCTGCGGCTGTGTTCGGTCAGCCCCTAACTCTTTCTGGTGCAACAGGTTATGCTCCTGGCACAGCGGCTCACGCGACTTCGGCGGGGAACCTCTATGTTGGCCGCTAAGTTGCCCTGGCAGCGCACTCGGCACCGCAGCTTCAATGAAAGTTCCGAAGACATCCTGTTCGACATCCGTAAAGACGTGGAACAGATCCTCCACGACCTTGAACCACCCTCAAATGTGAGGCTCACCATCACCATAGGAGACGCAATGACCCCCACTTCTTCCTTCACCATTCCGGCCCCTGGCTCTGCCACCTTTGAGCTTCGCTACCTGAATCCCGATGGTAGCATGGGCGTTGCGCCTGCTGGTGCAGTTACGCCTAGCCTGTCGAACAGTTCGGTCGGGGGCTTCTCGTCTGCCTCTATTGCTCCGTCTGTTGACCCCACGAACGTCGGCGGGTACACCCTTACTGTCGCGGATGCGGTCCCGGCTGTTGCTGGTACGGATATGTATGTCGTGACCGATGGTATCAGTTCGCCCAGTATCAACATCATCGTGACCGTTGCGGTGGTTGCTCCGGTGGCTGTCCTGACCATCACGGGCGGAACGTTGGTTGCTCCTGCCACGCCGGTTGCGAGCGCGTCGGCTGTGAAGGTTGCGACGGCTCTGTCGGCCAAGCCGTTTACGACCATTCGCTAAAAGATTTGCTGGGATTCATAACCCTGGCAACCAGTTACGGGGCTCTGGACAAAATGCCCCTTCCCCCATCTTAGGAGCCCATACCCCCTGTGGCAAAGAAACAAGACGACTCGCCGCTAGAAAAGAGTGAGGCCGCACAGCGGTATGGCGTCCTAAGTGATGGTAAGCTGATCTTCATACAACGGGCACGGCGGGCTGCTAGAGTGACGTGCCCCATGCTGTTCCCGCCGCAGGGCCATAGTGCAGCCTCTCAATATCCCACACCGTTTCAGTCCATCGGGGGCATCGGTGTCAACAACCTGACTGCCAAGATGGTGCTGGCCCTGTTCCCTCCTGGCGCACCCTTCTTTAAGTTCTCGCTGTCCCCGAAAGCCAAAGCCTCGATCAAGAAGTCTACAAATGACGAGGCCGATGGTAAGGATGTGCAGTCGAACCTCGAAGCGGGCCTGGGACTGGCAGAGAAGGAAGTTACCAACGAATTAGAGCAGCACGGGAGCCGCATCGGTAAGACTGAAGCGATTCAGCAGGCTATCGTGGGCGGTAACTGTCTTGTCCAAGTCACGGATGACAATCACTTGCTCGCGCACCACCTAGAAGACTATGTGTGCCGCAGAGATGTGGACGGCCATCCTATTGAGATCATCATACGGCAGACCTTGAAGCGCCAGTCGTTGCCCGATGAGGCGCAAGACTTCCTCTTCAAGATTGAGAAGCAGCCCCGCCTTGGGATGCAGACCAATGCGGAGAGCGCGGGCATCAAGTCCACTGGCTCTGCCGATCAGGTCTCCCAGATGGAACCCGGCAGCATCGAGTTGTTCACGCACGCAATCATCAAAGGTAAGGGAAAGCAGCGGAAGTGGCACGTCTATCAAGAGCTATTGGGCCACCGTGTCCCCGGCACTGATGCCACTTGGCCCTTGGACACCCCAGCTTTCATTCCCTTGTGCTGGCGGCGCATCCAGGGTGAGGACTATGGTCGTGGGTTTGTTGAGGGATACCAGGGCGATCTCAACTCGTTAGAGTCACTGTCGCAGACGCTTGTGGAGGGTGCAGCGATCAGCGGGCAGGTGAAGATTATCGTCGATGAGACGGGTCTGACGAAGATGTCCGACATCACCGACACGCCAAATGGTGAAGCGATCCACGGTGAAGTGGTGGATGGGAAGCCGAAGAATGTAGGCGTGTTGCAGATTGACAAGCAGATGGACTTTCAATTCCTTCTGTCGTGTATCAACAAGATTGAGGAACGTCTCAACACAGCCTTCCTCAAGGTTGCACCGAGAGAGGCAGAGCGCGTCACAGCCGAAGAAATCCGGCAACTTGCCAAGGAGCTTGAAGCCGCCCTGGGTGGAGCATATGCCATCTTTGCACAGGAGTTTCAGCGTCCCCTGGTACGTCGTGTCGTGCTCAACATGCAGAAGAAGGGCGCACTGAAGCACTGGCCGAAGGATATGGTCCGCAGTGAAGTGGTCGCAGGGCTGGAAGGTTTGGGTCGCGAGCAGGAAGCACAGCGCATGACTCAGCTAATCAATGCACTTCAGCCCTTCGGTCCAGGTATTATGAGTGCATTCAACGTCGGTACCTTCATCACACGTTTCGGTACTGCATTCGGTATCGACATGACTGGCCTTGCGAAGAGTGACCAGCAACAGCAGCAGGAAGCACAGGCTGCACAGATGGCCGATCAGCAGAAGTCCTTGGGACCGCATATGATTAAGGCCGCAGACTCACAGGCCAAGGACATGAGAGCCCATCCCGATAGCCCGGTAGATAAGCAGCCGGGTGGAGCGATGGGTGCAGTACAGGCTCAAGCACAAGGTCAAGTAGCACCACACGCTCTCGCAGGACAGGCGGGCGGTGGTTCACCCCCCGGAGCAGCGCAATAAATCCTGCATAGTCAGGTCGGCTCATATGGGAACCACCCCCTGCCACCCCACGCACCCTAACCAATAGGACAATGCCAACAAAAAATCCGAACCCCGAAGTTATCCCCGAAGGTCTTGAACCCGTCGAGTTTCAGAAGGGCGAAGAACTCGCTCCGAACGTTGCCCGCTTGGGCACGAAGGCTCCGAAGCTGCGGCCCCCGCAGAAGAAGATGCGCGACGTGTTCGTGCAGAACGACACCTTCGTCCGCAAGAACCTTGTCGAAGGTGATGAAACCTACGAAGTGCCACAGTACATCTGGGGCATGGATGAGGACGGCAAGCAGGCTCTCGTAGTGAACCCCGAGTATGAAGGTATCCTCGATCCGAACGGAACGCTGAAGAAGCTCCCGCTGTCCAAGGGTCCGAAGGTCGGGTCCAATAGCCAGCTGCTCCCCTCGCGCTATCCGATCAGGGCGAAGGCCCCCATCGGCACGCAGCAGAATCCTGCGGAGCACGTCAGCACGATGATTCGGCAGGATAACTAAATGTGCAAAGACTGTTGCCAGTGCGCGTGCACGAAGTGTTGCCCACATCCGTATCCTCCGGCACCGCCAACCACCATCTATCCTGGGACCGTTCCATACATCCCTACTGTTACTCCCTGGTGGCCTCCCATTATGACCGGCCCCTACGCCATCAATAACTAATGTACGATGACTGGGAGTTTGACCCGCCGCAAGACTGGCCCCCTGGTCCTATCGTCCCAGCCAATGATACCTACTATGGTATCACAGGGCCGAAGGGTGCAGGTACAGCGGTGAAACCAACTCCCATCGGACTACAGATCAATCTGAGCCCTGCGGCTGCTACACAACCGCCCTTGAATCCCGCAGGCACAGCGGGCGGTGTCCCAACTACGGGGGCAGGTACCATAGTCATTCCCCCCACTCTCTTCCCCCCAGTTTAGGAGCTAACTACATGGCCGTAAGATCGTCGAACCCCTCGATCCAGACGACTCCAGTGGACCCGTGTGTGCATGGGACTACGGGCGGCTGGACCGCACTAAGCGGGGATGCAGTCCCGCCCGTGAATAACTCCGGCACTGATACAGAAAGCTGGGGCTCATTCACAATGGCTGTTGACACCACCACTGGATTTCCTGTTGAGACCTTCGTGGTCAGTGGTGCAGGTACCGTCCGCGTAGATCATTAAGCCAGCATCCTGCTGGGCTGACGCCCGCGTAAGCGGTCATGGAAGCGTCCTGTAATTCATCCTTTGCTCGGAGGCTATTGATATGACTCTGCAAGCTGTGTATCCCCTATACAATGCCGTCGAGAAGGCGCCGAATCCCCCGCCCCCCATCAAGTCAGGCCCCACGCCTGCTGAGACATTCTACGGTGTGGCTTCGCCGGGTGCTGGCACAGGCGTCGTTCCGACCGCTGTTGCTACGGTGGTTGGTCCTGTTCCCCAGGATGACTACGCCACACTGGCTGCGGCGTCCTATCCTTCAACCTCGTACACCCCGCCCCCTGTTGACCCTGCCCGTGTGACCTATGCTGGTCAGGTAACGGGTGCGAACAGCGGTACGGTGCCGCTATGGCTGACGGGCACCACATATGCGATGGGCGACATCGTTGCGGGAGTGACGGCGGGAACGCAACCACTGTATCAGTCGATTGTTGCAAGCAACCACGCGAACACGCCTGCTTCCAGTCCGACGAAATGGCGTCTTGTTGGTCCGACTGCGGTTGGTCCTGCCTTTGGCGCGGCCTTCTCGAATCCTGGCCTGCTCCCCCTGTGGACCTCGGCTGCCATCATCAAGGGTAAGGTGGTTGGATACGTCTCGATCAATGCAACGTACTACATCGGCCATTTGTATGTGGCCGGTACCACGTATGCTGAAGGTACCTTTGTTATTGGCACGGACATGAATGTCTATATGTCCTTGCAGGGTAGCAACGTCGGGAACTCCCCGCTCATTGCAGCGAACTTGGGCGTGTACTGGGATCTCGTTAACACCACGTTCGACAAGGGTGCAAACTCTGGCGCGAGCTATGTAGTCGGACAGCTAGTGCTGCAAGATGGCGTGACCTATGTTTGCGTTTCCACGGTTACGACTAACCGCCCCGACATTGACTCAACGGACTGGACGGCGACGACTGTTACCGCCAACCCGTGGTTGGTCGGCTCGGCGTATACCTCGGGCCAGATCGTCGTGTACAACAACACGTACTGGATCTCCAGTGCCGCAGGTAGCACCGGGAAGATCCCAGGCTCGGGTACCGGGACCAGCACGGGCGTTGGTTCGTGGACCCCGCTATATGCTCCGACGTGGAATAGCGACACGACCTATGTGTCTGGCACCACTGCTCTGACGTTTGCCTATGTTACGTTGAATGGTGTTCTGTACAACGTGAAGACGGGGCAGACGATTGTTGGACAGAACCCGCGCATCAACAATCAGTTGCAGTTTGACTCAAGCGCGGCAGACGACAACCTCCCGACAACCGTGCTGTGGAATGCGGTTGGCCGTGGACCTGTCGTTCCTTACCGGGCGATTGCCGCCACGACGAACAACCTTCCCGACGCGAACAACAACGTCGTCGGTACGGGAACGTGGTGGACGTACCTGAATACGGCAGCCCTGGGCGTGGCTGGTGGAGCGCAGCTTGCGCGTACCGATCTCTCCTATGGACCGCAGGTCTATGGGGATGGTACCACGGTCACAGACTGGATTACTGGTGGACTCTGGGGGCCTGCAAACGTTGACTCTCCGGTTTCACGTACAGATTTCAATACCGTTGTCGCGAAGATTGTCATTACCGTACCCACCCTGACCTCTATTACAGCGGTTGTGGCTACTGCGGTCGTGACAGATAACAACGGAAACGCGTTGACCCCGGGGCGTTATGGTGTTGGCCCGATTGTCTGGACACAGAACAACACGACAGACTACACGATCTCGGCTAACATTGATGGTTCCGTCACTCTGACGGGTGCTTCTGCTGGTTCGGCTACCACACTGACTGCTACCATTGGTAGTCGGTCAGCCTCTATCACCCCCACCCTGGCGACCTAAAGATGCCCGAAGTGTGCGAAGTGTGTGGAGTGGCTGCTGTTGTTTCAGCAGGCCGCTGCAAGTATGTCTGTGGCAACTGCAAGACTGTCATCCAGACTTGCTCTGACCTGTAACCTGCGGTCCTTGGGCCTGAAAACCCAAGGGCCATATGTAGTAATGTTATCCTAGTTTAGTGAAATCCTGTAACATGCACCCTTTCCCCAAAGGACAATGCCAGAAACCATTCCGACCGACATCACAGCCACATCTACCCCCAGTAGAACCATCACCCAAGACGGACACGGGAACACAAAGATTTCCGTTAAAGCAACCGAAGCCGCTGTCCAACGTGTGACCCCTCCCCCTCCAGCCCTCGGCACTGCCGAGAGGGACGCATGGCTACCGAAGGAGTTTCTGACACCCCAGGCCCTAGTGGCGAGCCAGAAGGAGGGACATGCTACGATTACACGGCTGTCCCAAGAATTAGCGGTCCTAAAGGCTGGTGCTCCGTCCACAACCGCTACCACGACTGCAACGCCCCCGTCTCCACAGATCCCAATTACCCCCGCGACGGTGGAAAACCTGACTTCAGTTGCGGCTGCCGCGTTAACGGGTACCGATGTGCCGCCCACCGCTTCGGTCGTTGTGCCCCCGGCTCCCTCGGCCCCAATCCCTGGGGTCCAAGACACCGTGGCCCAAACGTTAGACCTCCCAGCGATGTCAGCGGAGTGGGCCAAGAACGGGGGCAAGCTGACCCCGGCATCTCAGGCACGCCTGGACAAGCTCGGAGTGACGAAGGAGGTAGTGGAGCAGTACGTTCAAGCGCAGATGGCTTGGGCCGCAAACAACACCGCATCACTAGAGCAGGTCGTGGGGGGTAAGGACCGCCTCGGTCTGGTTTTACAATGGTATGGTGCAAATGAAAAGGAGACCGGGGATCTTTACAATGCTGCCCTTGCCAAGCTCGACTACAAGAGCGCACGGCTGATCCTTGCGGGCATGAATGCCACCTATGCTGATGCCGTGGGCCATGATCCCCGACTCTCAATGAGTGGGGCTGAGTCCGCGCGTATGATTACCGAGAGCCCGTTCCTCTCGCAAGGCGAGTTGCAGACTGCGCTGAGTGACCCCCGCTACAAGGCGGGTACAGATGCTCAGTTCATTCGGAGCGTGGAGCGGAGAGCCCTACAGTTTGCTGCCATGCAGCGGACAGGGAGAGCGGGCCGCTAATGTGGAAGAAGGTAAAAGCATACCTGCTACGCTGTGCGCTTGGCCTGGATATGTTCGCCAACGTACTTACAGGCGGGCACCTTGATGAGACGATTAGTTCTCGCGTCCGTCGTGCATCTGACACACATCCACACACATCAGGTCTGCCCAGCGTGTGGATTGCTAAAGTGCTCAACAGTATGCTCAATGATATTCAAGCGGATCATGGTCATCTGGCAGAGCAGGGCGACCTCACCCGTGCAGGGTATGTACAGACGATAGAACAGCAAGCACTCAAAGTCGTGGCCGTTGCGGCAGCACATGGGGTTGTCATCCCAGTTGCATCTGCCGTTGCTGCTGTAGTTTCCGCACTTCCAACCCAAGCAGAGGCCCCACATGAACCCTGTTCCGCAGCCCCTCCCGCTTCCAGTTCCAGTTCCGACTCCCACGCAGACCGTTAATTCGGTTATTGCTGGCATTGATTCCTTGCTCGCTTCGGCGGGTCAGGCTGCATTGTCGGCCAGCGTTGTCGGTGAAATCGCTACCGTAATTAGTACGTTGCTGCCCTTCTTGGACGAAGTGTTCCCCGGCCTTGCGGCTGTGGGACGCGAGAGCCAGCGTGAGGATACGCTGTATACCGCGTACAACGCGGGCAACATGGCGGGCCTACTCGCTTACAAGAATGATGTCCCCGCACATCCGAAAGCTAGCCTTGCGATCTGTGACCTCTTGATCGCGAAGCTCACGGCTTTGCAGGCCGTTGGTCTGGTCCCTGTTACGACTGTTTCTACAATACCCGCTCAGGTCTCCACTAACTCTCCCGCCGCCGTTGGCGTGCCGAGTCTCGTTAATGCAGGATCACTTGCGGCTGTGGCAGCAGTAGCCTCAGGACCAGAGAAAGGCCCGCTGAGTATTGGTGGGTCTCGTATTCTAAGTCATTAGTACAAGTCGTCCGTGTTTGCTATGACCACGGATGCAGCCGACAGCACAACCGATCTCTGAGGCCCGAAAGGCTAACCTCGCTGAGTGAGGCGCGTGAGGATTCACGCTCGTAGCACGCTTCAACTGCTGAATATAATATGGCAGACTCAGTAGTCACGTATGGTGGGCAGAGTAATTTATCTGGCGATACCCGTGCCGATTACCTGACTCTCTTCACTGGTGAAGTTCTCCAGGCTTTCATGGAGAAAAATATCTTCATCAAGCACAACGATGTGAAGACGATTCAGTTTGGTAAACAGGCTCAGTGGATCGTCTCGTGGAAGGGTTCGGCCCGCTACCACACTCCGGGTACGGAGATCGTGGGCGACCAGACGGCATTCGCGCAGGCTCTTATCGCGTTGGATGACCTCCTGATCGCAGACCGTTTCGTCTCGAACTTCGACGAAGCGATGGCTCAGTTTGACATTCGTCAGCCGCTTGCCCGTGAAATGGGTATGGCCCTGGCGCGTGTGTACGACCAGCAGATCGCTCAGTTGTTCTGCTTGGCCGCGCGTGCGTCCGCTTTCGTTACGGGCGCTCCGGGTGGATCGCAGATCACCCTGAACAACACGACCTCGTACCTTGCGGATGACCTTGTTGCCGCGATTGCGAGCGCCGCTGTTGCGCTTGACCAGAAGTATGTTCCCGATGAGGGCCGGTTCATTGCTGTTCGCCCGGCTGACTTCTACAACCTCATCAACTCGTCTTCGCGCGCCATCACCACGCTCTATAACCAGAACGCGGGAAGCGGCTCGATTCAAGACGGTACCTTGAAGCAGTTGTTTGGCATGACGATTGAACGGAGCAACAACATTCCGTCCACGAACGTCACCACTGGTCCGACCAACTACCAGGGGAACTTCAGTTCAACCATTGCTATCGTCGCGACCTCTGCGGCGGTTGGAACGGTCAAGCTGATGGAACTCAATATGGAAGCTGAGTACGGCACCCGTTGGCAGGGTACGTTGATGGTTGCTCGGTATGCGGTTGGGCATGGTGTCCTCCGTCCCGAGTGTGCTGTAGAGATCATCACGTAAGTGTTAGTACCAGTTTCGCTTGGTTCTGGCTAAAAACCAAGCTACACTTTCTTCTCCCACTCCTTGAGGCCAATGAGCAACCTGATTACTGGTGGGTATTTCACCGAGACTTCGGCACTGAACTATCTGCTGAGAGCTATAGGTGAAGCCCCCGTAGCATCTGCGGCCACCGCGACACAGGCCGACTGTGTAATGGCCCTTGCCACCCTCAATGACGTGTTGACGGAAGTCTTATCAATGCAGTGGAAGTTCAATTCTGAAATTGGGTATCAGCTTCAGCCCATCGGGCAGATCAACTGGACGCCCACCCTCGGCGGTACCGTGGAGGTACTCAATGTTTTCGCCATTCCAGCTAACCTCATGGCTTACCGAACAACGTCAGCGCCGCAACAGGTTGGAGTCAACTACACTGACATCGGATGGCGGCGGGCAATCGTGTGGAACTCTGCCGGAGTGTACCCGCTTGTCTTTTACGATAGAAGCCATAATCGCGAAGGGTGGAACGCCGGAAGTTACCCTTTCCTCGCCATCGACCCTGTGTGGCTCATGCCCTTTGTCGATCTCCCTTATGAAGCCCAACTATACGTCGTTGCCAAGTCGGCCCGCCAACTTGTCGAGCGAAGCGTAAACTCATCGGAGATCGCTAGCTTCATCAAGACTGATGAAGCATGGTCCTACGCCCGCCTCATGCGGAAGTATGGAAAGTTGGATAGCTTCAACTTCTTGCGGACTGGCAATGCGATGCGTGCCCTGGGTATGCGTCCTGCTGTGAACGTGGGCTACATTGACATCCGTGGAGAGCCGCCAGCCTACGCTGAAGCGAAGGTCTAATGCCCCTCATCGCACAAACCGTCCAGGCAATCTACGATGGTGTGAGTCAGCAGCCTGACAAACTTCGTACCACTGGTCAGTCACAGACGCAGCTTAATGTGTTCGACAGCATGGTCTATGGGAAGATCAAACGTCCCCCAACTACGCATGTCGCAAAGCTCGGCAGCGGTACGTGGGTCAATCCATACATCTTCGCCGTTAATCGGGACTCGGTAACGAAGTATCACGTCGTAGTGGCTGGAGGTAGCTGCTACGTCTTTGATGGCATCACAGGCGCTTCGTATACTGTCCTGACCCCCAAGGGTTCGGCGTATCTCACTCTTGCGCCGACTAGCCCGCCAGCCATGCAGTCAGGGTTCCGGTTTGCACAGGTCCAAGATACCACGTTCATCGTCAACCAGACGATCAGTCCGAACCCCCTAGCCGGTCAGTTCACGCCGACCGCACAACCAGAGGCCCTTGTCACGGTAGCCTTGGGTGACTATGGTACCAACTATTACGTCACTCTCAATGGCATCACTGTCGGGTTCCAGGCCACCACGCCGAACTCTCCCGTGTCGAGAGCACAGTTGTCCACGGACCAGATGGCTCAACAGTTGTTCGTCGCCTTCACAGAGAATGCAACGCTGAATGGGAAGTTCTATTTCACACTGCTTGGCATCATCGGGACGACTGAAGGCGCATCTACCATCTACATCACTCGGAAGGACGGAGCCGACTTCCAAATCTCGGCCAATGACGGCTTGAATGATGGTGGAATTGTGGTCGTCAAGGGCACAGTCCAGAACATCGAAAACCTGCCAGCACGCGCGATGAATGGGCAAGTGGTTGAAGTCGCTCCCGATCCCGACAACAAGTTTGATGTGACATATTATGCGTATGACAATCTTGGCTCAGCGAATCTGGCTGGCGTGTGGCGTGAGTGTGCCGCCCCCGGCATCCTGACCACGATTGACCCTGCTACTATGCCGTGGCAACTAACGAAGGGTGGGGATATCATTGCTGGGTTCAATGCTGATGGCACACCGCCAATGCCCATTGTCGGACACGGCAATGTTACAATATGGTATGAAGGTCTGCCAGGCTACACTGCCACACAAAGACAGTCCTTTGTGAATGATGGGGACCACTTTACCTATACCTTGGCTCACTTGGCGGGTATCGCAGGTGAAGTTCTGACCTTCTACTATGATGTAGATGCGGGTAATCTTCCTGTTGGACAGTTCGTCTCGGTCAACATCCATGATGTCGGTCTTGGGATCAACTATCCTCAATACTTTGCGGGTGGCACGACCGTCCTCAACTTTTCGCAGGTCATACCCACCACAGGGTCAAGTGGTGACGGGTTCATCTGCACGCTGAACTACTCAAATGGCACACCGAAGGATTCACAGAAAGCAACTGTAACCTTCCACGCCTATAATGATTCGACTGGACTGAATACAGTTACAGAGTCTATCCCAGATGGTGTGCTGCTAACGTGGAATGCGGACTGGACGTATGCAATGGGTGTGGCGATTAATGTAACCATCGCAGGATTTGGTACGGAGACTTATACACCCGCGACTGATGAGACGGCAGCCCAGGTTGCTGCGGGCGTGGCGGCGCTGACGGGCTGGTCTCATCTACTCACAGGGTCGGTGGTTAATGGGATCTCCACTCTCTTTGCACAGAATGGGCTCAATCCGATTCCGGCTGCGGCTAGTGTGACGTATGGATGGACACCCTCCCAGCAGTATCACAATGCCAGTCTTGACATGGCGACCAATGAGCTTGTGGGCTACATCTTCCGAGACCTCACCGATGGATCAACCGCAACCATCACCAGCAACACGGCCACAACCATCACCTTTACTGGTGGTCTCAGTGGCGGAACTACTAACACAGTACGAAAGAATGATGTGGTGGCTGTGGCTGGACCTGCAAATGTATTTGTGCTCCAGCCAGTCAACTGGTCCCCGCGAGAAGTCGGAGACGATACCACTAACCCCTTCCCCTCTCTGACCTATGACTTCATTACTGAAGTGGGATTCACGTCGGGACGGCTTGTTCTTCTCAGCGGTGAGAATGTCGTCTGCTCCGGCTCCAATGATATCTTCAACCTCTTTAGGACCACCGTTACTCAACTTCTGGACGGAGACCGGATTGATATATCCGCTAACTCCGGTACTGTTTCTGACTGGCACTCCCTAGTACACTGGGCTGAAGGGGCATGGTTATTTGCAGGCAATGTCCAAGCGCAGCTTCCAACAGATCCCGCGCTCGCAAATAGCTCTGTCTCCATCCAGTCCTTGACTATCTACCAGTCACAACCCACCATGCGGCCCTTGGGCATGGACCGCCGTGTCTTCTTCACAAGGCTGCGGAGCCCTAATTCTGCGGTGCCAGTGACGGAAGTGATGCGATACATGCGTGCAAGGTTCCCGTTGGCAGGCTTCTTTGCTGAGGGAATAACTAAACACATTCCAACGTATTTGGCAGGCATCCCCCTGCAATTAGTTGGAGACCCGCAATTAGAGATGGTGGTGTTACTGACCTCTGCCGTGCCAAACCAAGTCTATCCTTACATTTTCCATTACAATGCCGCACAAGATTTAGAGATGGAAAGTTGGAGCACATGGCAGTTTGATCCGGGTTGTGCCGTGCTGGCTATGGATATGCTCGATGGTGTGCTGGGACTGATTATCCAAAGATCGGACGGTGTTTATCTCGAATACTGCGACATGCAGTTGGCCCTGTACGAGAACCCGTCCTAATGGCAAACGCTCCGGCATCCTGCCAACACCTAGATCGACAGGTCACAAACTTGACAACCGGGGTGTCGTCAGCCTATAGTGCTCCCACGACAACATGGACTCTGCCCTATACCGTGACCACAGATCAGGTCACAATGGGGCACCTGACCATCTGCCGCATGGACACGAACGTATGGTTTGAGGATGCCGCTCAGGCGGTCAACGCTGGAGTTACCGTTACCCGACCCGCCAATAACAAAATCGCCGTCTCGGGAGCAGGGAACCTCACAGCCGTTCCGGTCCTGATCGGCGTCCTCTTCAATGCTTCATGGGAGCTTTCGACCATCTACGAGCGTGACCAGAATAAGCAGGCAGAGCAGCGCGGACGCTTGCGTTTGGGATACTTCCACTTCGCCTACGAACCGATGACTAATTTGACAGCAACGGTGACGCCGCAGGGGCGCTCACCTTATGTCTATGTCTTCTATGATCCCACAGCCGGAGCAGGAATGGATGAAGTTAAGCCGTTTACTATACCTATCCAAGCGCGTAATGAAGACTCTACGATTGTCTTTTCCGATTCAACTCCTGGCTCTTTTAGAATTGTGTCCTACGACTGGGAGGGCACGCTTACTATGCGTGCAAGGGGAGTATAATGCCTAAACCCAACCATGAAGAGTTGGTCGTTGAGTATAAGAAGCAGTGCGGCCAATGGGTCGTTGACCTGTGGGATGCTGCCGACACAGCGTATGTCATCCACCACAACTCTCCCGAGAGGGAGGAAGAAGAGGACGATGAGCATAGAGATTAGGGAATCGGATGAGACTGCCGTGATGTGGGTTGCAGATCATCTCTGTGCCGCAGACGACTTAGAGATTACGACAGTCAGTGGTCTCCCGCCCAGAGAAAGTGTACAGTTTGGTGTTACTGTAGCCACCGACAGCTTTGCTGTACATCCAATTCTTAATGGAGTGGCTGGAGCACCAGTGGCTCTTTTCGGCGTTGTGGATGACGGTGAACGGAGTCCTGGGTGGGGGGTCATCTGGTTGGTTGGGACGGACATGCTGCTGAAGACCTCTATGGATATCTTCAAGGCTGCCCCCCTCTGGCTCGATGCATGGCTGGATCGCTTCCCCGCTGGTCTGCATAACCTCGTAGACATGCGAAATGAGCGGCACATTAAGTGGATCAAGCGTATGGGTGGCAAGTTCGATGGCACCGGCAAGATCCTCAATGGTCAAAAGTTCGCGTACTTCTCAATTCAGCGCCCGCCAATCACGGAAACCCAAGGAGAGATGTCATAGTGTGTGGCCCGGCAGCGATCATGGCAGTGCAGATGGGGATAGCAGCGGCAGGCTCCATCGAAGGAGCTATAGCAAAGGACAAGGCTGCCCGACAAGCCTGGGGGAGTACCATAACAGATCTTGAAGGCCAGTATAGTGCAACCCAGCTTCGTGAGCAACAGGAGATGTCAAAGGCACAGATGGATGTCTTTCAGGCTCAACGGTCTGGGCAGTCGCTTACCTCACGGGTTCGTGTCCAAAGTGCCAGCGGTGGAGTGGGTGGCGCAACGGCTGCTGAACGTGAGCAGACTGTGGGAAATAATGTGGAGAACTATGCCTCGACTTCTAAAGTCAACCTTGCGAATGAACTCAGGCAGAATCAGCTGGATGCTAAGGGCTTCTTGGCGAAGGCACAGACCCAGATCAATGAGAATCAGCCGGAAACAGGTTTGTCACTTGGTCTTGATCTTGCCTCACAGGCTGCCTCTATGGGTCAGAAGGCTATGCCCCCTGCTGGTACGTCTGCGGCTGGCTCCCTTGATACTAGCGGCTCCCTCGATGCTCTCAATAGTCCCGATGTATTGTCGGGTATCAGTAGTGCTTCCTCGGCCCTCGCCTAATGCCCGGCACAGCGATTGAGTCGGAATCCCCTATCAATGAGTCCCAGGGCATTCCAAAGCCATCTCTTGATGTTACTGCTCATGCCGTTGATACCTATGTGCGGCCTGTCTCCCCTGAGAAGTCAAGTCTTGGACAACTTGCTGGAGCACTGAAGGACTTGAACCCGGCCCTAGAGAAAATTGAGACACGCTTTCAGGATCAGGCAGAGCAGCAAGGTGAGGCGGCAGGAACGGCAGCCTTCGCGAAGGATAGTGGGGATTGGGATAAGGCAATAGCCAATGGCGATGTGCCCTCCATCCTTAACCCTTGGGCACGGCAACGTGCGCGTGAGACATTTGGTAAGCTGTCTGGGGATAAGATGGGCAATGACATTCGGGCTAATCAAGACTATATCCGCGAGAATGCCAACGCCACCACTCTTCAGCAGCATGATGATGCATGGGCAAGAGCGCGTCAACAGTGGGAGAAGGAGAATCTTGGGCATACCAGCCACTCAGACCCACTCTTTCAGCTTCACTATCAGGCAATGGCAGCCGTACAGACGCAGGAAGAGCGTAATCGTGCTGTGCCCGAGATTGAAAAGAACTTCGTGACACTGAATGGAAAGCATCTGTCGGACCTAATGACAAACCACTTGCAGGATGGGATATCAAGTGGAGCCAGTGGTGAAGCTATACAGGCCGATCTCACAACCTTTGCCGCCCAGTCTCACTTGCCAGAGCTTGTACAGCGTACCGCAATCAACTCTGCGATTGATGCAATGGCTCACAAGTCAGGTAAAATCTCTGTCTATGGCCTAGCCGATGGTGTAACGGTCACAGGATCAGACGGCACGAAGTATAACATGGGCAATGATGTAGACTTCATCAAGCTCCGCACGGCTGGTCAGGCTGAAATTACCCGCACTGCCTTTACTGGAGTGCGGTTGTACAATGCTGAGTTGCTACAGAAACAGACCCAGGTACGTGCGGATGCTGCATCGAACATCATAGATCAACTTATCAAGAACCCAAATGCAGTAATCGACGAGGCCCCACTTCGGGCGTCCTATACAGCAGCAGGGATTGGGGGGAAGATAAAGGAGATACCCGCACTTATTGAGGCAGGACGCCACCCGCCTATTGATGACGTTATCTCTGCGACTGATGCAGGTAGGTATAGTGCCCAGATTAGTGATCGTTCCTTGCAGAAGACGAACAGTACCTACGTTACCCAGGATACGCTGATTAAAGCATTGGCTGACCGGCAGCTTAACATGAATGATTATAACAAGCTTCAGTCCCGTGTTGCAGCGCGGGACGGGCGTGCTGATAGGGGTGGCCGTACAGCAGCCGACCCGCAGACTGTGAAGGACATCTTTGATCGGTACCAGCAGCAGATTCGCATGTCGATCTCGCCCGCAGCCCTCGCCAACACACCCAAATACTTCAAGGGGAATATCTTTGATGCTCAAAACTCGGGTGTGGCCCAGCTATCAGACGCATTCTTCCAGTACAAAGAGGCACATCCCGAGATGGATGCGCAGCAATTGAATAAGCATCTCGCAGAATATACACAAATCCTCGTTGACTACTATCTTGAGCCGTCAATGACGAATGCTAAGGAAGTCAATGTCACGAATACTGGTAAGGGCGCAAAGGCCCCTCCCCCAATGAACAACGAGGATGAGTAATGGCTGACGATGCCCAGGCTGGTCCCCCGGCCCCTGTTCAAGCAGAGAGCACAGCTACACCGGCCCCACCCGCCGCTCCTCCGATACAGAAGCCCGGCACCGAACAGGCTGCATACAACCTAGCTCAACAGATCAAGGGCTCTGCGGCTGGAACGGCTGAGACGGAGCAGAGTGCCCCCACTATAGGGCAGAAGGTAGCAAACATTGTTTCCGATCAGGTAGACAATGCGAAGCACATGCACCCCCTCAATGATGCGGAAGCTGGCATCACAGGTGCGGGGAATATGCTTTCTAATCTTGCTGTTGCTGGGGCACGTAAGCTTCGCCCCGATGCAATGAATAACGCATTGGGCATTCTATCTGGACAGAAGGTCACATCAGACACCCCGACTGCACGAGTGAATCCATATCAGATTTCGCCTGACCAGATGAAGGTTGCCTTTGGTGAGCCCGCAAGCTGGATGGATAATGCTGCGCGCGGTGTGGCACAGTTTGGGACGCTTGCCCTGCTCACTAGTGGTGGTGGTCCTGGCCTCACTGCGGCGGCTGATGCATCTATTGGGCCGAGGGTAGGTATCGCGGCAGCTAAGTGGACACTCGGTACGGCGAAGGTGGGAACCCTGATGACCATTGGGTCCGATCCTTCTACCCCCGAGTTTTTCACTAAGCAGCTACAACAGGCCCCACGCGGCTCTGTACGTGGATACTTTGGAAACTTGTTGGGAGCTAACCCACTTGATCCTGATTGGCTCGCCTATACTCGTGCAGAAGGGCGTAACCTCATCTCCGCTGGCACGATGGAGTTGGGTATTGGGGCTGCTGCCGGTGTATGGGCCGCAGTTCGTGGTGGTGGCCAGCCTGCATTAGAGACCTTCCTAGCCACTGCCAAACCGGCTGAAGAGGATGTGGCTGAGATGGCTCATCAGGTAGATGGGACAGTCAAGGTCTCTGACATACCGCCTGATGTACCGCCCGGTGAGCCTCTAGCCGCCCCAGAAGCCGAAGCCGCGCCTGCTACGCCATCTACGGCTTGGGATCGTCGTCAGGCAGAGACCCACATGCTAGCCGATATTGAGAGACGGAGTGGTGTTGCAAATCGCCGTATGCAGGAGTTAAATACAGAACTTCAGGGGGAAAGTAGACGCCGTAGTTATGAGATGGCAGCGGCAGAGGGAGAGCCTAAATATGCTATACAGCAGGGAAACTCTGATGTCTTCTATGACAATAAGCCCCCTGCCCCTACGCCTGATGTTGTCATGCCTGACCACGGCTCCGCAGAGGTTGAAGTAGCCCAACGTAATGAGGCTGCTAGCCAGCGTGAGATTGCCGCTGCGGGTCCAGCCAAGTATGAAGCAGGGTGGCGAGAGCTATCAAAGGCCATGAAGGCGGGCGCACACCGCGCTGACATACAGCAGATCCTACGGGACCATGACATCCGTGTTCCATATGGCATCCCCGCTGAAGACATCCAATCCTATGTCCACAGTCTAGGACAGATGATACGCGGCACGGGTACTGGTGAGGGCACAGGTAAGACAGTTGAGCAGCTTGCTAAGGAGACAGCCGAGTCGTTGAATCCTGATGAGCCCTCGACTACTACGATGGGCAGGTTTCGTGACTGGTTCCGTTCTGGAGATGATCCTGAAGCGAAGGTAACGGGTGCGGGGCTTTATATACGTGCTCTCGGTCACCAGTCCAATGAGGTAGGGGAAGCCCTCGGTGCAGCCCCCATGTCTCCAACAGCACAGATGAACGTGCAGAAGATGTGGCAGACGCTTATGGAGTTGCATGTGCCGTGGCGTGGGAATGCCTCGCGCACGGGTTCCATACTGCAAGCCTATGGTGGCGGTGCTGAAGATAATGCTGCCGAACTTGAGGGTGGCCGTGTTGAGGCTGCGGGCGCACAGGAAGGCGCACCGGCACCCCGTGAGGCGGCTGGTGAGCAGGCGACGGAGAAACTGGCCGCCACACAGTCAGCCATCACCCTTGATCCTGAAGGACTACGTGAGTTTGGGCAGAGTCTCCGCATTGCGAATGGCGACCCTTCAGAGTTGCTAGAGGCTACACGGCAGTCCATGATTCGTGAGACGCTGCTTCGGAATACGAAGTGGCCCCCGATGCTGCCACACTCGCAGGCTTTCCGCGATGCGACGGGAATTGCGATGGAAGACCCACGCTTTCCTAAACAGGCTACGAGCTTCACGAATGCGACCGAGAATGCAGAAGCAGCCCCCCGCAGTGGGAAGCAGTTCCCACCATCCTCTCCTGCCTTTGCGAATGCGACGGATGCAGCCGCTACCCCACCGCCCCGCTTCCCGCCAGCTTCGACTGGCTTCAAGAATGCGACCGAGAATGTAGAAGCTACGCCGCGAGAAGAACAGCAGTTTGGTCCTTCTTCTCCTGCCTTCATCTCTGCGACTGGAAAAGCAATGGCGAAGGATGAGCCACCCATGTCTTCTGCTATGTTCCGTGCTGCCACAAAAGCTTCACAGATGACAGAGTGGGATAAAGCCAAAGCATCCTTCTCTATGTACATGATTAACAACATGATTGGAGGTGTGCCCACCTATGAGAAGGTGGCTATGTCCCAAATGTTTCAGATGCTCCACTTGCCAATGGAGACCTTTGTTGGTGGTGGTCCCTATGGGATCAGGGCTGTGAAGAAGGCCATAGGTGGAGATTTCTCGGGAGCCCTCGCAGATACAAAGGCGGGAGCAGCTATGATGACACAGGGACTCGATCAGTTTGCTGGTCTAGTGACGGAAGCCAATCAGGCAATGAGGGCAGCAGCGCGGTCTCTCCGTTCAGGCCAGTCTCATATAGATCCAGGCTCAGTCATCTTCCCTGGTGGCCGCATCTCACCAGAGTATTTCGATCTCGGACAGGCGAATTACCTGTACAATGTGGTGGGTGCTCCTGGCCGTATCCATACTACGATGACTGAGTTTACAAAGACACTCATCTATCGCTCATGGGTACGTTCACAGGCCCTTCGCTCTGCTACAGAGCAGAGTATGAATCCTGAAGAGACTAGCCAACTTGTTAGTAGCCAACTTAAGAATGCCTTTGATCCTGAAGGCAAGGCAATGGGGACAAACATCACGGCTACTGGCGGTCCCTTGCAAGATGCTCTCTATCAGGCCCGCCGTGCCTCACTGACTCAGCCACTCGATGGTACACTGATGGGTAAGCGCGTACATGACCTGCTAGAGAAGTACCCACTCTCCCGTCTTTATGCGGCTCCCTTCCAAAAGATTGGCACGAATGCCTTTTCGGAAACGTGGTCAATGATGCCGGGCCTCGCTGCGGCAAAGGCTAGTGTGCAGCAGCAGTTTAAGAATGGTGGAGACGATTGGGCACGCGCCTACTCCAATCAGATGATCGGAGCGAGTGCCACGGCCACCCTGATGATGGCTGCGATGCGCGGACATTTGACTGGTGCTCCACCCGCAGATAAGGACCTACGTGACCAGCAGGTAGCCAATGGGGTGAAGCCCTATAGCTTTACCTTTGGTGGGGTACGGGTTCCCCTTGATCGCATCCCCTTTGTTGGATCAATGGTGCAGGATACAAAGGATATTGGTGATGGGGTGTCTGCTCTCCGTGCGCGCCAAGACTCTCAGTCCAAGTATTGGCAAGAGGCACAGGGCAATAAGTATGCCTATATGGACAACCATCCTGTCTTCCAACATATGCGGCAAATTGCTGACTTTGTATCGGGTACCCGTGGCACGTTGTCGTCAGATGGTGCAAAAGCACTGTCAGGCATCACACTTAATCTGACAAAGAACTCAACTGATCCCACATGGTTCGGGTCTGTGTCGCACCTGCTTGAGATCATAACGGGTGGGGATACTGAAGAGAATGGGGCCAAGCTGGCACAGTGGGCACTGACCGAAGCAAAGACCATGATTACTCCGGGTGCTGCCTTCTGGAAGAGTATCAACTCGGATGGGATTCATGGTGAAATACGCTCCCTCCTTACAGACCTCAAAATTAAGGCTCCAGGCTATGGCACTGTTGAGCCCAACTACAATATGTTTGGGTCAGAAGTTGAGGCTCCGCCTGCCTTTGCCGACTGGCAGCAGGATCATCATACCAATCCAGCGCAGAGTTGTATGCAGGGTGGTCCCGACTGGATACAGACAGCCCTGCTTGCTATGGGTAAGTCTATGCCCGGCATCGCAAAGGCCACTCCAGGTCAGGATGGCTTGCCTGATGTGGACTGGACTGATCGCGGACAATGGGATCAGGAGAAGGGTGCAGAAGGTGTGTCTCCCTATGCGCGCGTTCATCAGCTACTTGCGAGCCCAATGTTCGGTGATAGAAGCTCAGAGGATGTGGTTCGGGAGATCATGGAGAGCGATGAATATAAGAAGCTTCCAGATACGAACCCACTCATGCCCGATGGTCCACGATACAATATTATTGCTGAAGTGATGCAGCAGATGAATGAAGCAGCCATCGCCAAGATGGAGTCAGAACCCCGCTATCACAACTTTGCTTTACAGGTCGAGGCTGCTAAGGAGCAGAAGGAGACTGGCAAGGAAGCGGCAGATAGTATCACTCATGCAGTACGACACGCTATCCTCGGTGACTCAGCAGCAAAAGTGAATGCACCTACACCCTCTCAAGGAAGTATGATGCACTGGAATACAACCAGAGGTAAGAAATAATGCCAATAGGCCACAAGGAACATAAAATCCTTCAGGATCGGCTTGAACATGAAACGGAGATGCGGAAGTCACAGCAGAAATCTGTTCGCCGCGCTCTCAAACTAGCACTTCGGGAATTGAAACGTCGCCTCAGCGTTCTCAATGGAGAGCGTGCCCGACAGGATGAAGACCGCCTACTCATGGCAAGCAACACTCGTGTGGATGGTCTAATCAATCAGGCTGAGACTAAATATGAGGCCCTAAGTGCGCGGCTTCGGGTATTAGAGGATCTACGTCGGATTCAGGAAGGTAGTATAGCTGAGGGACGTGCGGCTATCGATAAGCGTGCAACCGATATGGCGCGTATGCAGTGGAAGGTTAGCCTTGTGATGACGGGTATCTTCCTGCTCATATCTATTTTAGTAAATGCTGTGTTTCACGTTGTAGTCCCCAAGTAAATGCCTGACATCACTCCGGCCCAGCAGAAACTAGTCGAGCAGGCTGATCGCGTACAGGCTATGTTGCTCAATGACTTTGAGGCTATCCTGAAGCCAGACAAGAATGGGATGACCGCCGCCTCACCAACAGATCGTGCCACGATAGCCCGCTACCTGAAGGACAATAACTTCAGAGTAGATGCCAATAACCTTCCGCAGAATCTGGCCGAGATGGTTGCAGCCACTCGTGCTAAACGACCGATGCCTGACGCATCCAAACTCCCAGGTGAATAGTGGCTTGGACAAAGGACGAAATCCATGAAGCGGGACTTGACGTATTTGCAAACTTTCTGTCCCTGGTGTGGGCACATCTTGGCTTGCCGGAACCTGATGCAGTCCAGCTTGAAATGGCCCACTTCCTCCAGTACGGAGATAAGCGGCTCGTACTGGAAGGCTTCCGTGGGGCGGGTAAGACATGGATTACTGGCGCGTTTGCTGTATGGAACCTGCTCATTGACCAACAGCTTAACGTTCTGGTTGTATCAGCATCTCAAGGGTACGCGGATAAAGTCGCCACATTCATATCACAGATCGTCCGAGACATGCCGATCCTCTCCTTCCTTCGTCCACGAGACGATCAGCGATCAAGTGTTATCGCCTTCGACGTGGCAGGTGCGCGGCCCAACCCTGTTCCGTCTGTCTCTTCAGTAGGACTCGGCGGTCAGATGACGGGAAACCGCTCTGACATCGTGATCGTAGATGACTCTGAGACACCAAAGAACTCCTTCACGGATCTTCTGCGTACCAAGTTAGCCGTAACTGTAAAGGAGTTTGATGCCCTTCTCAAGCCGAAGAAGGACGCGCGCATCATCTACCTCGGGACGCCACATACTGAAGAGACATTGTATAACAAGTTGCGGGAGCTTGGTTATACTCTGGTCATATGGCCGTCTGAAGTCCCAGCGTTTCCCGACAAGTACAAGGACTGTCTCTCGCCGCTTGTCAAGCAGATGATAGCAAATGGTGTGCCCAGTGGGACACCTATTGAGCCGACACGCCACGGATTAGATGAACTCGCACAGCGTAAAGCTGCGCTTGGATTTACCCAGTACCAGATGCAGTATATGTTAGACCCGTCCCCGTCCGATCTTGACCGCTTACCGCTCCGTTGTGGAGACTGCATCGTCTATGACTTCGATATTAAAGACACACCCATACGGTTTGTCTGGACACGCGACCCTAGATATACCATCCCGAACTATCCCGCTGGAGGAATGGATGGCGATGTGTGGAGAAGTCCCCTCTTCACATCCACTGAGCGTTCTGACTATCAAGGGACAGTCATGGCTATTGATCCATCTGGAAAAGGAACCGATGAAACCGGATACTCCATCGTTCGATATGCACAAGGGCTTCTCTATTGGGTCGCCTGTGGAGGATATAAGGACGGACTCTCTGACGCTACCCAGCAATCTCTGGCTACTAAAGCAATCCTCCATCGCTGCACACACGTCATCCTTGAACCCAACTATGGAGGGGGAGCCTTCGGACAACTCCTCAAGCCTTGGCTGGTCAAAGTCTTTGAGGAAATGGCTACAGCAAATCCTGAACAGAAATATCTAATCCCAGCACTCGTAGAAGACTTCAAGTGGTCCCGTGGGCAGAAGGAACGCCGCATCCTTGACACTTTGGAGCCCTTGATCCAGTCTCACAAAGTTATCATCTCGCGGGCTCTCATCGACGAAGACATGAAGTGGCGTGGGGCTGATGATGAGAACCAAATGTATAGTGTTATCTACCAGATGACACGACTGACGCGGGACAAGGGCTCATTAGCACATGAGGATAGGATCGAGAGCCTAGCAATGGCGGGTGAGTATTGGGCACACCGCATGGCTCGTGACCAGCAGAAGATGGTGCAGCGCCACAATGATGATGCCCGAGCCAAAGAGCTTAAGAAGATGATGCAGATTAGCCGCATGGGTGGGATAATGATTACTGATATGCGGATTGGCCGAGAGATGTCACAAATGCCCAAGCACACGATCCAGAAAGACTCTGGGAATACTCACACCGACTGGAGACGCGACCGTGGCAATTGGTAGGATTGCGAGCGCATCAAAGGCCAAGCATGGGCACAATCCAGAGCATCCCTATGCTCCAGGCATTCAGCCTGGGGGCCAGATCAATGCCGCAGACATTCCGGTTGATGTAATCAGTACCATTGTTCAAGAGACAGTGCAGAGTGGAGCTATCCCACCTACGATCCCTCTATCCCAGACTACGGGAGATGACGCCGACCTTCCATTAGGGATACCCACATCTGGTGCTGCCGCAGGCACTTACGGTGATTCGACGGATATCCCAGTTGTCACTGTTGACGCTTTGGGACGTATAACGAGCATCGCCACGACACCGACTGTGCCAGTGATTCCGCCTGTTGTAGTACCTCCCTCCAGCACCATGCCAGTATGGATGACTGTAGGGGATGATGGTGACCTGCTCACGCTGGCCCTACAGCAGACGCCACAGGCTGGTGCTCCGGGAAGTGCAGGAGCACAGGGGATTCCAGGGCCACAAGGCCCGATTAGCAATGGTCCGGTGTGGCAGGGGGCTGGTGATGATGGCGACCTCCTAATAAATGAGGTTCCCACATCTGGTGCTGCTGCTGGTACCTATGGTGATGCGACTGACATTCCTGTTGTCTCGGTAGATGCCCTTGGCCGGGTACTATCAATCACTACTACACCAGTAGTCTTTCCAACCGATGTGGATATACCACAGAATCCGGCCAACCTGATGCCTGTGTGGATGGGTGCAGGTGATGATGCTGATTTGTTGCCATCGGCCAGTCCAGGCGCCCTGCCTCTCGCCGGAGGCTCGATGCAGGGTATCATCTGGTTGCAGGGTATACGGTACAACTGCGTATTTGTGAATGATGCCAACTACTCAGTCAAACCGGGTGATAACATCATCATCTACACTGGGCTCTCAGCGAATCGGACTGTCACCTTTCCACTTGCTGCTGTGGCTCAAGGTCAATCAGTTCAGATTTGGGATGGAACAGGTAATGCCCCAGGCGCATCGAATACTGTCAACATCTATGTAGCTATTACAGCCGGTGATACAGTCAATGCTCAGACTTCTCCATTGCTTGCTGTTGCTGTGGCGTTCGGTCAGGCCACAATGGTCCCCCTACTCACAGGTGGGTGGATCTTAGCTGCCTCAACCCTTGCGGTTGGTGGAATATCTGGATCAAGTAATGGTATTCCAAACGTTACTACACAGGCCAACTGGCAGGATGCCCAGGGCTTCTTTGGCTATTCGACTGCCCGTGCTGCTGCATACATTGCTGGTGCGCTCATGCTCGGTATCACGCAAACTACAGCCCTGTCAGGCACACTCGCTCTTACTGCAAACTCTGCACCTATTCAGTTAGTGACCTCAACAGCCGCAGAGGCCATCACAGTTGTTAATCTTGGCAGCTACTATGGAATTATCAAGAATACAGGGACGTACTTACTGACAGTGACCTCTACAGGCGGATCATCCATTCCACTTGTCCCTGGTGCAACCCTGGTCTATTGCACATCCGGCATCACTGGTTCAATTATCATCGATGTTATCTCACTGACAGGAACCATTGGTACAGGCGGGAGCGCCACTCCAATCCAGGTTGCCACAGTTGACCTTGCAGCCCAGGCGGCTGCGATCACCGCTACCACGATGCACACAACTCTAGTGGCGGGCCGCTACCGGGCTGAGTGGATTGCACAGATTACAACGGTTGGATCAGTTTCCTCTTCATTAGGCGGAACGAATGGGTTTCAGATGGAGTGGACAAGCCAAGATACATCGGCTGCTACTGCTTCGGGTCCGACAATCCCATCGGCTGGCAATGCCACTACTATTGCACTAGCTGGTGTTGTCCCAATGAATTGTACGGCGGCAACAAACATTCAGTATATCTTCGGTTATACCTCGGCAGCCGCTGCAACCATGAAGTATTCGCTCCACATTCGCTTGTACTACCTCGGACCTTAATAGGAGACACAATGGCTTACGGATCAATCAAGAGGGTCGGGCCACTAGCCATGATCCTGACCACGCCCACCAACATCTATCAGGGTGGGAATGGATCAGCCCTCATCTATGACAAGATCGCCCAGATCCACATTGTCAACAAAACATCCTCTCCTGCTACCTTCACCATGTATCTCGGCGCTACAGGTGCATCGGCAGCTGGTACAGAACTCTTTGTTGGTGTCAATATCCCTGCCAATGGATACTTCGACTGGTTCACACCAACGAAACTTGTGTCAACTGAATTTCTCGTAGGGTTCGCCAGTGTCACTTTGGCACTTACCATCACCATTATGACGGAGCAATTCGTCGTCTAAGGAGCGGTATGAAGTTCCCGGCTGGTATTCCGAAGTCAATGCCTTCACACATGGGTTCGATTCCTGTTCATTTCGTTGATCGGCTCAAGCTCAAAGATGACACAAAGCTCATGGGATGCTATCGTCCCAAGCATCGTGAGATCCAACTGCGTGCAGGGAATCTACACCCAATGGCAGTGCGTCAAACACTGTGGCATGAATGGGTTCATGCTATTCTCATAGATGCAAATGCAGTGCCGAAAGACCACGACCAAGAAGAAGCAGTTTGTGATGCAATGGGTATGGCCCTCGCTGTACTCTTCACCTAACCGGAGCCTATAATGCCTGGACCAACACCGCCTACCAGTACCCATGACTACGGTGGACACATGAAGGGTGGCTTCCATGAAGGAACCCGGCGTGATGCGCCGACCGAACGCGGGTCCAGAGAGACCCGAGAGAAACGGAGTGATAGCACACGGGCATCAGGGAACCTCGGCCCGACTGGTCCCGATGATCCGGCAAACGTTAGTCCCTCAAATCAAGGAGCCGCTGCATAATGATCTCCCTTATCATCACCCTGGTCATTGTCGGGGTTCTGCTGTACTGTTTCAATGACTTCGTGCCGATGGACCCAAAGTTCAAGAAGCTCATCAATGTCCTTGTCTGCCTTGCGGCTGCCCTCTATGTCCTTCATGGCTTCGGCTATGGGTCGGACTTCGGGCATCATCACTGGAGAGACTAATGCGAAAGTGGTTTATTGCAGCCCTCGTAGCCCTGGCTAGTGTCTGCACAGCCCAGGCTCAGACCCTTACCCTTACGGGTGTCCCCCAGATCGCAGTAGTCGGGGATACCATCCACCCCACCGCCGTCTATACGCCAGCGGGTGGGGTTGCTGGGTACTGTAAGACGTGCTGGTTCGCCACCACGAACACGGTAGCCTCACGGACTACTACAACCATGAGTAACTATGGTACATGGTCAAAGGCTCCAGGGTCAACAGTGCCGATAGTGGCCCTTATACCGGGCACTACGGTCATCTACGGTACCGTATATGGTACTACGATCCGTGCCATAGCGACCATGCTGGTGACAGCCCAGGTCATCAATCTACCCCCTCCGGTGGGTACACCAAACATGCCAGCGGGCATGACGGTAGTCTGTCAGACCGGGCAGGTGACAGCAATGACTGTCACAGGCTCCAGTGTAGCCTTTGGTGGCCCAAAGCCTTGTACGTGGCAGGATAACGGCCCAGGGACAGGTTCTATTGGGCTTGCGACGGGTGCCAAGAATCCTGATGGCAGTGTGAACACAGATATCCAGAAGACGGGCTACCGTGTCATGTTTCCAGCCGGAAAGGTCAATGATCCGGCATGGGGAATGTATACGCCTCATGCAGGTGGCACTGGGACGTACTACATCAGTTGGTTAGAGCGTCAGGAGGTTCATGGTGCCTATCCCGCCATCCAGAAGGTGATGAATAGTCTGGACAGTAAGGCATGGGCTCCCAAGGGTCCGAATGGAGACCTGACCATCATGTCTTGGATGGACTTCAGCTATTTCACTCCAACTGCTATCATTGGCTTGAACTTCCAGGGGGAAGATAACGCCAACATCCCTGACAATAACCTGACTGGTAAGTCTGGCACTGTGGCCGCAGCGGCTACCATGTCCCTGCCTGGAGTGCAGAAGGGTGATGGGTCATGGGATCAGGAAGAAGTGCTGATTGTAGGATCAGGGAACGTGGGTACAAGTTCTGTGACGTTCTTTGTCAATGGAAAGCAGGTTGCGAAGGCAACAGGTGTGACCAATGCCTCAGTCTGGAATGAAACAGACCAGTATGTCTCTCGGTCTGTGTATAGTGGGACTCAAGCGATTACAACTCACATGGACTTCGATCAGGTAACGATTGCTGTCAAGTAAGGGGAGGGTAACGATCAATGTCAACTAACTCGGAGGTCCGTATGTATATCGGTGGCGGGTTCATTCTGTTCTGTATCATCCTGTGGCTCATCTTCGGTCGGAGCGGTAAGTAAATGGCTGATCTGAAGAGTGAGCTAGAGCGCGAAGGAACGATGACTCAGGTCTCCGTGAAGGAGCACCTTGGAGACCGTCCGTCGCACGGTGTCAGTGACTCTGGGCCCATGAGCTTTCCGCTTTGGGGCACGGGCGAAGAGGCATGTTTGCACTCAAGCCGCGATCCAAGGGTGACGGAAGGTGGATTCATTGGACAGGAGTTGGATAAGTAGTAACATCTGATATATTGTGCGTTATGTGTGGCTCTAACGCACAGTATATTAGGCTTTCGTACATAGTGTCTTTACGTAATACTGCATAGCCGCAATACTATCGCTCATAGCATTGAAGGTATGCAAGATATGGGTATTTTGGCACAAATTTTCGTGTCCACATACGCATCGTGACGGGCCTCCATTTACCCCCATGCTACCGTCACGCGTGCTACCATACCGCGCCCCCATAGCACGGCAGCACGCATGACAGCGACACGTATGCACGCGTGACGGTAGCACACTGATTGCAGGCATGAGGACATGAGTGCATGAGGACATGCGTGCATGAGTGCATGGGGGGCTAGGTGGCTGGTTCGCAGTCTTTTGAACATTGTGTCCACCATTGGTGACAGTTTATTACATTCATGTAACGGACAATCATTTACTATTGCACTCTAGATCGAATAGGTTTACTATCCTTCTATCACCGAAGTCAAGGGGAAACAAAATGCGAGTCGGCGTGATAGTGTACTGGAGAGCGGGTGGGACATTTCGCGGCGCCATGACAATGGCGAAGCTTGAACAGTGGCTTGCGTCGCACGGTCCGATGATTGCTTGCGTCACTATCGAGGGGATAGCCGAGGATCGCTGACAGGCGATTGCTGGCTTCCCAATCCCGAGGGGTTTCTAATGTCATCGCGATTCAGCAAGGTTATCCACTTGCGGTCCGAGAACGACGCGGCCAAGGCCGTCTGCGGTCGCAAGCTCAAGAGTAATGAGTTTGCATTTACCGATGCGGACACATTCGGTGGCAACGGTATGGAATGCTTGCGTTGCATGTCCACAAAACAGGACGCCTAATGACTCTCAAACAGATCAAAGCGGCACTTAATTACGCGCGTCTGGGCCATTGTGGCGCGCGAATACCGGATATGCACGGCCCACTCATGGTCTCGCATAGTAAGATTCGCATATTCGATAGTGTAACAAAGGTTACACCGCGCTACGCGAAAGATCGCTGACATCAAGGGGAAACAAATGCGAACGGCAAGCAATATCGCCATTTGGCTTTTTGTCCTATTTACTATGTATGGCATTCTACTCGCGGCTCGGATCGTCAAATGACTAGACTATATCGCATAGCCTATATCCTTGTCATGCTTGTCGCGTCGGCAGTCAGTGTGCGTGCTCAGGCACCTAGCGCCTTAGTCGGCAAATGGCAATGGCGCTCGGCAGACACAGCTACGTGTGGTGCGTGCGTCTGGACTATTGACCTGAGAACCAACCACAAAGCTACGGCAGTCTTTCACGGTAATGGGTACGAACGGGCCTACTACGTCGGCAAGTGGACCACTCATTACGACCTACTATGCTTAGTGGAATATGGGCGTCATACGTGTTGGACGTATGGACTAGTACAGGGTAGTGGTAACCTTCAGCTTGATTATCACACATACTATCCGTTGAGGTAGTCACAATGAATACGCGACCGCTCGGTCACGCAATGAGAAAGGTTACTTGGCAGCAATGGGGTATGATCGCATTTGTCACCGTCTTGACGGTGTGGGGCCTCTACCTGGCGCTGACGACATGAAGCCGACTACTCCATTTATCTGGCCGGTGTCAATTCCCAGCCACGCGTCACGCCATGCCAAGCGTCGTATAGCGTCACGCGTCCTGTACAGCCTCATTGTGGCTAATGTCGTCATATGGGGCTATAACCTCTATATGTACCTCACAATATGGGGGGTCAAATGAGATGCTATCACTATGCTATTGATCGTGTGGAGGGGGGCACTTGGCGCATGGAGGGCACTTGGCGCATAGTCGCATGGACCAAAGGATCAGACGTTACGAGCGCGCGTCCGATTGCCTATTTCCTGACGGAGACTGACGCACGCAAGTATCTTCTCCAAAGGTGCGTCTAATGTTCTACATAGAAGCATTGCTGACAGTGTGGGCGGGAGTGCTAGTCGGCTTAGGGGGCATTGCCATAGCCCACCTATACGGAATCATGCGAGGACCAAAATAACATGCTATATCGCATATACACTGCGGACATTAACCGGGCCGCTACGCTTGCCGTCGTCGCAAAGGCATATGACAGTTTTACAGCCATAGAAGCACTCGGTTATTTCAAGGGTACGGCGGAACCTTCCCTCGTGATTGAATTGCTGACGGAAGATAGTTGGAGAGATCGAAGTAAGGTTACCACACTTGCTGACGCAATACGACAGCTTAACAATCAGCAAGCTGTGTTAGTCTCGTGCTGTGCCGAATGGCATTTTAGCGCAATAGCGCCACGCGAGCCGCGCGGATCGTGCGTATGACTGACACCACTATGACGATCTGTGCATATGTTGGCGTCGCAATTGGCATAGGCTTACTGATCTATTGCTGCTATCTCATTCGTACGGGCAAATGAAGCGCCTAATCATACAAATCATATTCGTATGTGGGGCACTTATCACGCTACTTGCGTATGACTGCGCGACGACACCACCCGCACCTTGTCCCAACCATATGAGGTCTAAAACTTGTGTCAAAATTGATAGCGTGGGGGTTACAGGTACTCATTAGTCGACCGCTAATGTCAGTAGCGGCCTATTGCTGGAGATTAGGCGAACGGATTCATGCACGTACATATAACCGAAAATAGGGGGGACCATGAGACAAGATAGTGACGACAACGTGAACGACACACTAGACTTTGCGGCTATCCTCCGGGATAACGCTGGCTTAGCGCGTATGGTCGCACACTACGTCAAGACGCAATTAGATTGCGTCTCGGAGCAGACTTGTGAAGAGCGTGAACGTGCTGCGCGTAATGAAGGATACGAGGATGGCCAGCACGCGGCGGACTGTGATAAGGAACACGTCGAGGATATGCCCCGTTGCTTGCGTCCTAGTCTTGACGGATTAATGATTGAGGTCGTCGGATCGGACCAGATCGCACCCGCAAGACAGGTACATGCAATGTATACGAAATGGAAAAATGGTACACTTTCCACCGAAGAAAAGCAGATCGGATTGGGCAAGAGGACGAACCCAGTGGACCGCATTGCGTCCTATCTTATCTATCGGGCAGACGACGAAACGATCAGCGTAGGCTGTATGAAGTTTAACGTGGCGGAAATCGAGTATCTTGCGAAAGCAATGGGGTGGGTGACCGTCTCAAATGCGGACATCGATGGGGCCTATCAACGTGGCGTCCGCGACGCTACCATCGCGCAAGCCATACTAGACGAAATGGCGAAGATACTG